ACCTTTTCTTTGTAGCTACTCCCCATAGAAATGCCTCCTTTCTTGACAATTATACCACCGCTCTTATTTACAAAACAGACTGTTTTTGTCGTCAAACTTATAATATAATCGTCCATTATCGACAATCGGTAAAATTAGTGCTATAATGTGAAGAAATAAATACATGGAGGGATTTTTATGGATAACAACATGAACTATCAACAATTTCAACAACCAATCAAAAAGAAAAGGAATCCAATAGCAATAGTTTTAATTATTGTTTTGGCTTGCGGGAATATTGCTTTAGGAACTATTCTTTTCCTTAGCAATCAAAAATTAAATGACAAAATTGACGAGAAACAATCATCATGTGACAGCATTCAAAAACAATATGACAATTTGCTTTCCGAAAATCTTCAATTAGATACCGATTATGAAAAATTAAAAGAAGAAAACGAAGAATTGCAGGCTCAAATCGAAGAATTGACAAACCCAAAAACAGATTTAGAAGAATCAGAAGAAGCCGGGGAACTGTCTGACGAACTGAACACGTTTGTAAATTCAAATATGGAAGATGTCAGCATGTTTAGGTCGGACGTATCTTATGATGAAGTTGCAAGACATCCAAATGACTATGACGGGGAATTGTTGACATTTAGTGGAGAAGTAGCCCAGGTTATCGAGGGCGACGGAACAACAGAATTAAGAATTGCTGTCGATGGAGATTATGACGACATAATTTATGGAATTTACGATAACAGAATTTTAGATTCAAGATTACTTGAAGATGATAAAATACAGTTTTACGGAGAATCTTGCGGAATAATTAGTTATCAAAGCACTCTTGGAGCTACAATATCAATTCCGTCAATGTCAATTTATAAGATTGTAATAAAATAAAAAATAAGGCAGAGGTTTTTATCTCTGCCTTTGCTTTTACATATAGGGCGATAGCACTTAACTACCGCCCAAGCCAGAATTTTGGGGACTCTGGGGGTTCCCTATTGGGAACATCTTTATAATAACACTATATCTCCGATATTTCTATCAGAATCGTCCGACAAAGTTCGACATCTATTGACTTAGTGAATAAGAGACATAAATGTATTATATCCAACAACTCCATCAACAGTAAGCTGATAGTCTCTTTGATACTGTTTTACAGCAGATTCAAGGTTAGAACCGAATATACCCGGACATTCAAGTTGACAATTATAGCCTTTAAGTATCAATAGAATTTGAACCGCAGTAACCATATACTGTTTTTCTCCACGCTTGACATAATGGCTTCCAAGAGATGTCTTAGAACCATTCCCCCAGATGCCATCAACAGCAATTCCTTTCTTGTAATCAAGATTGATTGCTGTCTGCAAAACCTTAATTCCGGCTTTAATTGTGTTTGTTCCGCGTATTCCGTCGACTACAATGTTAGCACCGGCAAAATTATTAGCGTGTGTCTGTCCGTTACGCACGATCGCATCTTTTCCCGGCACATTTGGAACTGGATTATTTTCCGGCTTGCTGACGTCAGCAGAAACAGAACCATTTGTAATATAGTAAAACGGATAATTCTTTCCCGGACACGCTGTCGAACCGACATCTCTGTGTCTAACAACTGTTGTGATTTTATATTTGCTTTTTAAGTAAGCGATAAGCTCCTTAATTGCATTTTTCTGTGCATCCGACATTGTTTCGTTCTCGAAGTTTCCTTCTGCGCAAATTCCGATTGAATTGTAGTTCGAACCGGAAGCGTGTGCGCCGATTGCGTATTCAGGTCGCCCACGATAAATTTTACCATCCTTGCGAACATAAAAGTGATATCCGATTCCAGACCATCCTTTAGCTTTGTGTACGTTGTGAACAGCTTCAACAGAGCCATTCATCGCCGCATGATGAAGAATAATTCTCTTTGTGCTTGATCTCTTTGATAAAGTTCCGAATTTTAAGTTTGTTTCAATAATGTTCATGGTTATTTACCTCCTAAAAATAAACATCAAAACAAGACCTACATATTCCATTAGGTCTAAAAAAATATATAAAGCCATTAGGCGATATATCGTTATGCTACTCTTCTATGCTCAATTCTTGCCGTATCATCGTCAACTGTGCAATACCGCATTGTGACATCTAAGCTCTGATGTCCGAGAATCTTTTGTAGGCATTGAACCGGCATACCTTTGTTTAGCGCGTTTGTTGCAAATGTCCTACGAAACCTGTGTGGATGTGCGTTATCGACTTCGACTTTCTTTGCAATAGATTTTATCAATTTTTCTATGCTCTGCTTACTCCAACGCTTCCCGGATTTATTTGCAAAGAGCGGAGAATCGGCATTGATCTCTCTATCGGATATATACTCTTGTAAATAATGCATCGCGGTTCGAGATATATAAACCTTACGTTCCTTATTCCCCTTGCCTTTTACTATCGCTTCTTCGCGTAAGAAATTCACATGAGAAATATCAAGGTTCACAATCTCACTCACACGGCATCCGGTAGTCAGCATAAATTCAATCAATGCCCGATCTCTCTTAGAGTTCCTTGTTACCATCGTTGCACACCGCATCTTCTCGATATCATCATCGGAGAACGGAAGTTTTACTTCTACTTCTGATTTTATCTTCGCAATGCGAATCATCGGACTTTTAATTATGATTTCTTCCTTGGCAAGCCACGAAAAGAACGAAGACAGATTTCTACGGCGGTTATCGACTGTTGCTTTTTCGACATTCCTAGTTGTCTGATACATCGCAAGGTGATATCTGATGTCATTTGTCTTGATATCCGGCAGCCGCTTCCCTATATCAGCTAAAAGCATATCTATAGCAAGCGCATATTGCTCAAGCGTACCTTCTGAATATTTTTTATTTACAAAGATAAACAATTTCAAAAGACCAAGGTTTACTATTAGTACCATCCACAGTAGAAAAGGAATCCCACCATACTTTTAGTTCTTTTCCATCTCTGTCCATACCAAATCTAAGTGTTTGATTACCTGAATTAGTTCTTTGAACTCCAAAATATTTTGCAGATGCTGGAAGGTTACTAACTATTACTGAATTATTATTAGTTCCAGGAGTTATTATTAAATCATAACAATATAAAATAACGACATTACCAAATCTTATATAATATGCGTCTCCTTTAGCTACATATGCAGATGATCCAAGAGTACCTTTTCCTTCAATATAATTAATTGCATAACCATTTACTGCACCTGCATTATTAGCATATCCTACAGCCATACTATTTCTAGGAATCCATTGTATAGGATTTGTTCCACCATCAGCACCTAAATAATAATTTTTATTTCCACTTGCTACATTTTGTACTTCACAATTACCTATATGTGTTGCTTGATACACAGTCTGCGAACCTATATTACTTGTCGTTATTGCGGTATCGGAATCTTGTTTATTCGAGTTTAGGGTACTTAACGCTCCTGTCACAGTTCCATCTCCAAGCGTTGATATATCTGTTGTTCCCATCTTAGACAACAACCATCTTACATTTTTGAAGATAGTAGACACTTTGCTAAGAATCGAAGCGTGTGTCTCTCCGCTTGTAAGAAGTGCCGGTGGTGTGGAATCTCCTGTCAATGAATCATTAGATGTGAATGTGACAGTGTTATCTTGGCTATCTCCATCTGTAGGTAACGCTCCTATGCTTGCGCATGTAATATTTACATTTCCACGCCCAAAAACTTTATCTTTCTCTCCTTTTACACCTGTTACAGGACTTCCGGCTAAGACATCCCATTTACCCGATTCTGTCTTATAAACATTGCTTCCGGCTGGCTCTGTATGCCCAATTCCCTCAACAAAATCAGATGTTGTTACAAACTCGTCGGAGATGTTATACATATCTCCGGCACTTGCAGATAATACAGACGGAAGATTTGCGAACGTTACAGTTCCCATTGGTCGCAATGCTCCGCTGAACGATTCAGAGATGGCTTTTGCCTGTTCATAATACTTCTTTGCGTTGGCTTCGGAAGTAGCGGCATTGGATGCACTTGTGGATGCCGCCGCCGCTTTAGATGTGGCTGTGGAAGCGCTATTGCCTGCCGATGTCGCACTTTGGGCGGCTTCACTCGCTTTGGTGTTTGCCGTTGACATACTTGTGGCGGCAGACGATGCGCTCTTGCTTGCATTACTCTCTGACGTTGCAGATTTGGTTGCAGATGCACTTGCTGACGATGCACTTGATTCCGCTTCACTCGCCTTGGTGCTTGCCGTTGATGCAGAATTAGCAGATGCGGTCGCACTCTTGCTTGCCTGTTCACTGTAATACTTTGCGTTGTCTGTATTTTCGCCATCACGAACACCTGAACCGCCGATAGCGTATGATTGTGACAACTTTGCATTGTCGTATGCAGAATTGCTACTTGTCGTTGCTGAATTTGCCATGTTTGTCGCTTTGGCTGATTGTTCTGTAATCTTAGCAAGATAACCCGTTTCAAGCATTGCATCAGTAATTGAACCATTCTTAATAAATGCAGAAATGGCTCCTGTTTTATCGTTAATCGAAAATGCGATTGTCGCAGAATCCTCGAACTCGTATTGTGTAATAAGCGCAGACATATCTACATATTGTTTAGAACCATCTGATAACGTAAGAACAAGTCTCTGATTTACATAATCGTACGAAAAATTCACAGCAATTTTTTCTAGGTTTGTATCATAATCTACGTGTGAACCGTTCTTGTACGTTACAGTAATAACGCCTGTATTGCTATTTAATGACACGTCTGAAACCATGCCATTTACGACTTGCATATCTGCCTTAACGGTGTCAAGCGTTATTATTCTATCATCTAGCTTGTCGATTGCACTATCGCCAGCATTGAGGTTTGTTGCGTTCAATGGTGTGTTTGTGCTTGGTCGATTCAACCAATTTATTCTATTGAATATCTTACTCCATCCTTGTGACATTGCTATCTACCTCCTAACTTCTTCTCTAACTCTGCAATTCTTTCGTTTTGCGATTGCACCGTTGCTACAAGGTCGGCAATCAATTCCTCATATCGAATTGCCTTACCTCCATTTTCCCCGGTGTCAATATTTGCGTCGCAGTAAACTCCCCAATCGCTCTGCATAGAATCGTGAAGCTCCTGTGCGATAAATCCATGATGCAAGCGATCGGATGTGCCATCTTTATACTTGTATTCAACAGGATTCAAGGCATAAATAAAGTCACTAGATTTGTGTGTGTCTAGTGACTGAATATTTATCTTGATGCTTTTGTCTGAGGAAATAACCGGCGAAGATCCCAAATATGCAGTTCCGTTCGTAAAGAAACCAGCCGTTTCCACTTTAGCATAATCTCCGGTTTTTGGGTATCCATCTTCATATACTCCAACGCTCGTCGGTGTAATTATCGTGTGCCTTAATTTTGCTCCAAGAATAGATATTAGCTCCTGCATAATTAAATAACCGACATTATCTTCATATGCTTCTGCTGACAATCTCATTTCTGAATACTTTTGTCCATTGTAATAAAATTCACTCTTAAATGTTTTTGCATTGATGTCGCCTTCGATGTTTGCGTCATTGCAAGTCATTTTTCCTTCTTTTGTAACGCTGAAATTATCAGATGTTATCGCAATATTCTTACCTGTAAGATTGATTGTTCCACCCGACAAAAGATTTATGACATCGCTTGCAGACAGTTCAATGTTGTCGGCATTCACTTTAAATTCCGTTCCACTTCCTGTATCTCCGATAAGCGATACTTGAACAATTTTGCCTGTTGCAGAATCCACGCGAAGCACAATCTGCTGTTCAGTTTGTTCAATTCGTGTAGACAGTTCGCTTTCTGCGTCCGTTGCTCTTTTTACTTCCGATTTCAAACCTTTCTCTGTGACTTGTACGGATGTTTTAACTCTTTCTGTTGTTTTGTTCAGTCGTTGAAGTTGTGCGGTTACACCGTTCATATCGTTTTCAAGCATTTCTTTACCTTTACAGATATAAGCATCTCGAAGTGCTTTTATACCCGTTAAATCTCTTTGAAAAACGTATGCTTCAAAGCCATATCCATTGACTTCGCCACTTATAAAATCTCCACATTCAACGTATGCTTGCCCCTTTATTTTTGACGAATTGATAGGTCTGTAAGATATAGACGAAATCTTACTCAACAAAGCATTTGCAAGTGCTGTAATCGTTTCATGTGTCTGCCCCATAATCACGAAGTTATCTTGCACGTAATATGTATTTTGGTTATTCTCTGTGATTACCTGTGCTCCTTCCGAATCAACGATTATTACACCATCAATATTTGAAGTAAAGAAATCTTCAACCAACGGATGCTCATACATAAGTGACGTAGGAATATTGAATGAATTTTCGCTGCTTCCACTTCCGGCAGATGGGTATAAGTCGTTTGCTGGGTATAAATCATCAGCCGGCAACAACATAGAAGATTCAAGTGACAGATAATCAAACTTGCCATATCTATCCATGCGTCCAAACACACCGCTGATTTCACATATCTGCTTCATTAACGAAAGTCCATTGATTCCGTTTGACGAATCAAGTTCTTTGGTAAGCATGATATTGTCTGCAATCAGTGTTGCTTTGTTCTGCTCCACGCCGACATCTTCACAAAGGCTATCCCTAAAATTCTTTACGCTTATAGGGAATGTAAGGTTATCATACCAATCTTTTACGTCCACATCGAAATACCGCATTTTATCGTATGCGGTCAGTTTCTTATAGTCTTTGCCGGCATATTTCTCAATCGTTTCCACGTATAACACGCCCAGCGGAATCTCTGTGTCTTTAGTAATCAATACAGGTTTAATCTCATATCCTTTAATTCCGCTATTCAAATTGAATACTGTCAATTCAAAGCTGGATGCATTACAACCTCCGAATTTAAGTTGTTCTTCTTCACAGATTGATTCGTGCAACGTCATTTGTTCCGACAACACATCTGAACCCTTAATAGTTGGAAATGCATTATCCTTAAATCTCACTTCCAATTCAATCGGTGTGCTATCTTCGATATATAATTTTTTAACCTCTTCCGAAATCTTAATCATACTGTTTTCACTCCATAAGAAATCCATGCCATTCGCGCTGATGTGTATTGAATTTTTGTTGCATCAGCAAAGTACATTGTCGGTTCAAAATCAGCCATATACATATCGCTTGTGACATATCTGTCTAACTCCGGCACATAAACTTCAACGCTTGCCTTTTTTTCTACCGCGTTCTTGTAATTCGCTTGAATGTTCGAAAAGATGCTTGACATCTGCGTGTTATCAAGCATATTTCGTGTCTCAAATTCAACTTTCGGTGCAGTATTTTCCAAAGCCGTTCTATGTAAAATTCCATTTACATCACGTGTCGAATCCAAGTCTTGTCCGTAATTCGTTGTTTTATAACTTTCCGCCTTAATCATCGAAAGCGGAAATATGTAATTGCCAATCTTAATTAAATAGCCTTTATATGCCATATAAAAACCTCACATAAAAAGGGCAGACACATTTACGTGCCTACCCTATAAATTCTTAATATAACAATGGGTTTGTTCCTGTTCGGTTATACGCTTGTCGGTTTGATCGCTTCACGCTCTCGAATATATCGTTTGACGATATTCCTGTATCTTTCGCAAGCAACTGTCTAAGCAATTCGTTCTGTTCGCGCAATAGCCGGTTCTGATCTGCCTGTGACATCGACATTCCATCTACGATGCCACTTGCAATGTCTGTTGACATCCGCCCTGTGTCAATAACTGTCGATGTGCTTGTTGCCACGTCAGTATTGATTGATGATGCAATATCAGCAGACATATCAGCTAAGTCTTGTAGTGGGTCCGTAAACTGCAAAGACGTGTTGAATGCAGAAGTCAAATCCGTAGCCATTCCGCTTGCATCACTTAACAACTTAGGCATGGCACTTTCCATACCTAAACTGATGCCGGGTGGCAAGAATTGACCGATTTCTTTATTCCATAATCGAGACGGAGAATGAATACCAAACGCACGTTTTAATGCGGATGTCAATCCTCTTGCAAGAGACACGATACCGCCGACAAGTCCGGCTGGGCCTGTGCTATTCCATTTGTTTGTTAAGCCGATTCTAAGTCCGTTGACAAGGTTCGCTCCGATCGGATTCCAATTCTCACGTTGAATTATTCCGCTCGTATTCTTTGTATGTTTTCTTGTATCGGATTCAACACCGCCCCATTGATTATTTGCTCCACCGCGAAGTCCGGCTAAAGCACCGACAAATGCGTTAGTAACGTTCTTACCGCCGCTTGATGAATCCGCTTTCATCTTGGCAAATTTCTGTGCCATATCGGTTGCCATGCCATTAAGAGTTGTGCCAGAACTGTTCTTCATTCCTGTTAAAGCATTAATCACAGACAACGACATACCATTAGCTGAGCTTGTAGCATTTTTACTCATAACAGAAAAATTGGTTGTAGAATTTCCTGCCATTCCTTGAATACTTGTTACAACCGATCCAGCCATTCCTTGTACGCTTGATGTCGTATTCTGTGACATATTTTTGACACTGTTAGATGCGCTATTGTTCATGTTGTTGTAGTCGGAAACTACACTATTTTTAGTCTGCTTAACAAGCGACGTTATTTGATTTTTCCCATTTGCAACAGAAGCTCCAACATTGGCTAATCCGTTTTTAGTCTTTTCATCAGCATCTTTCCCCGTTTGTTCCACATATCCAGGAATCAATTTTAAAAATCCGTTGAATTTTTCAGTCATCTTCCATGAAGCTTTTTCGATTGCTTCACTCAAATGTTCAAATGTATCGCTTCCTGTTTTCCCTGTCTTTTTGAGTGGTTTCTCTCCTTGAGCTACTGTCTTCCACACTCTTTGCACTGATGGTGGCAATTTTTCAATTTGTTCGTTAGCATTTTCTATCGCTTTTTTTCTGTTTTCGATTTCTGTTGCCCAATCAGTTTCTCCTTCTTTTACTGTCTGATATAATCCGGCAAGTGCTTTAAACGAAGTATCATATTCTTTGTAATATGAAGCCAATTCGCTGTCTCCAAGTGATTCTGCAAGAGATGCAAGACCTGTATTTACTTGTTTCCCGATCAATTCTCCAAGTCCAAGACCTGCAGCAATGGCAATTCCTATTTGCCCCAAAGAAGCTGTTGCGGCGCTTGTCTTAAAGTAAGCCGCCATTCCGCTAAGCAAACCACCGCCTGCCGCATTTCCTACGGAAGAAGATGCAAAATGAGTAACTATCGCATTTGTGATTGCATTTTTTGCAGCCGATGTTAATTGCACAGCCGTAATCGCAACGCCAAGAGAAGCAATCGTAAGGCTAATCGCCTTTGCAATGTTTACATTCCCTTCTTTATCAACCAGCCACTTTGCAACTGCATCTGCAAACTTACTGAACGATGTATTTTCGTATAACCAATTTCCGACCTTAAATCCAATTACCGCTGTTGTAATTGAGATAGAAATTGCCTTGCTAAGAGGAATAGTTTTATCGCCAATTCCTGTTGATATTTCCTTTGCAAGCAAGTTCTTTAATACGCCTGTGGCTATTTCTTTACCGCCATGCATCCACTTGAAAGCTCCGATGGCAATTACAACCGTGTCAAGGTCTAGTTCGGTAAGGAAATCAACACCACCTTTTAATACATCCGACCATGATATATTTTTAAGTGCTGTAAATACCGTATCTTCAATTCCATCTACCCAACCATTGATAGCTTTTGCAAACTTCTTAAAATCAAAGTTTTGAAAAAATCCATTGATTCCAGATGCGATAGACAACCCAAGGTCGTCAAAATCAAAGTTATCTGTAAAACTAAGCGATGCAGTAATTGCAGTATTTAATGAGTTTGCAATAGTCTTTCCTGTTGCATAGAAAAGTTGTGGAGATATAAGTCCTGTTAAAAAGTCTGCTAACCCTTTTCCGAAATTCTCCGCACCCTTATAAGCACTATTCCAATCAATGCTTTCAAGTTCTTTTGTCAGATTTATTCCGATGTATTCTCCAAGCCCTCTAAGGTTAGAAATGGCACTTTTGTAAAGTCCGTCTGTCTCCGTGACATTAAACTTCATTCCACCACTTGAACCGCCGGAAGATGCACCGCCGCCACCACCAGAGCCACCGCTACCGCCAGAACTATCGTTAGGCTTATTTAAGACATTTAATTCATCGAATCCCTGTAACTGTTGCTTTAACTTTTTAGCATTGTCCGCCGCCTTGCCTGTGCCGCTTGCAAGGTCATCTGCTCCGCTTGCGGCATTTTCAAAATCATCTGCAAGTGAACCGCGCTGAATCTCTAACTTCCATCCGAAAATCGCGCCAAGTGCGTTCACAATAGATTCAGAGAAATTGATTACGGCATCTAAACCTTTATTCAACGCAGTAAGCAATGGCTTAAGCATATTTATAAACGCATTGCCCCATACAGCACCTAATCTCTTAAAATTCTCACCTAAAAGGCGCACTTGATTGTTCCATGTATCTGCTGTCCGCGCGAAATCGCCTTGTGCCATTGTGGTTTGCGACATAACGTACTGATAACGAAGCATGGTTTTTTCAGCTTGATTCATGCTGTCGATGTTTGCATTCAATCCGTTATTCATCGCCCATTGCTTTAATGTGGCTTGCGTAAGGTCAAGTCCATATTTACGCAACGGAACCACCATGCCGGTATATACAGCCTGCAAATCTTCCGCAACGTCAGCTTGTGATTTGTCGTAAAATGATGCAATATCGCCAGCCAGCTTAGTCAGATTCAGAGACACATCCGCCATATCATCAGATGCTTGTACATATCCATCCGTGGACTTTGCAAGGAAGTTGTTCGCATCTCCGACCTGTTTTGCAGTGATACCCATAGCAAGACCCATTGATTGATATGTTGATGCATATTTCTTGAATGACAATTCGGACATTCCAAGCGTATAAATCGCATTCTTAGCTTGTTCTTCGACCTTATCCATAGATGGTCCGAAACTGTGCGATACTACGTTCTGAACCTCTGTCAAAGCACCGCTTATATCTATTGCTTTACGGAATAAACCTAATGCTCTGAACAACATCCAATACGTCGCATATACTTTACCGATTGCGGATGCAAGGTTGAATGAATGCCTAGATGCTTTTCTTGCGGAATTTCCCCAGCTATTAAGCGACGATGTAAGCCCGCGTGTCACACCACCGACACGATTTCCATTCGATGCAAGCTGTCCGATCGCCTGTGTCATTTGGATAATATTCGCATTTACTGTCGGCGCGGTTGACATTGTTTGCATAAACCGTTTCAATGCATCCGCAAGCGCATCAAGGTTTGCGGCGGTCTGTGCAGTTTTTTCTCCGGCGCTAGCCAAAAGTCCAATAGCGGATGCAAATTGAATTGTTTCTGCAGAAACTATACCGGCTCTTGATAATGAATTTATAAGTTTAGTTAAATTTTTGCCGAATGTAGGTAATGCAGAACCAGAAACCTGTACTTTGTCGCCAGCACTTGCCAATCGAGATATGGCATTTACTAATTGAATAGTGTTTGATGATACAGAACTCGCACCGCTCAATACGGACGACAATATTCTTATGTTCGCTGCAAGCTTCAGAAACGAAGTTGTTTTTAAGCTCGAAATGTCAGAATTTGACAGTCTTGTAATTGAATTTATGAAATTCACAAGACCTTTGTTGTCAAAATTTAAACCGCTAAGCGTTGCAATTCCACTTGCGAGCGGTGTCAACGTGCTTGACAACTGCGATAGCTTTGTTCCATCCACCGCTTCAAACTTTTGTATACCCTTGGCAATTCTCGTAAAATCGGACAGTTTCACGCCTTGAAAGTTCTGCATTGCGCCACTAAGTATATTCACGCCACTAGCCAGCTTTTGTAGACCTTTTGTGTCTACGCCGCCAAGAGACTTTGACAGAACACCCAATTTATTTATGAGTTTGTCGATTTCGTTATTCGCCTTTTGCGCTTCCGCTCCAATTTTAATTTGAAGGCTATCAATTTCCGTTGCCACGATTCCACCAACTTTCTGTCATTCTGTCACATAGTAAAAAAGACGGTACAAACTCATGTTGTACCGTCTGTATTCTTCTCAACTTTTGGATGCTCTAATTCATAATTTGCCTGCATAGCAAGAAGTCCAGCCAAAAATGCTTCACGTTGCTTTTGCAAATCTTCTTCTCGCGTTTCCATAGACAAGATAACAGGTTTTTTCATATACTTGCCTTTTGGGTTCTTTGCAAAATTGGCTTCGATGGCAACCGCTACCGCCGACATTGTATACTGACCATTCATCCAATTTAGAGCATCTATCTGTTTGATTTTTTGCTTATATCCGTCACGTACATATTCCAATTTCCTAGGATTCATATGCTTAAATTCTTCATACGAAATTCCCATAGAATATGCAGATGGGAAGAAACCCTTCCATATTACTTCGTGGACGCTTTTGAAGGTTTCTTTTGGTCTTGTGGAACTACCTTCTGTGTCTGTTCCGCATTCTCTTCCTGCTCCATTGCCTGATTCATGGTCTCGATCATCTTCTCGATTCCACTCATCGTGAAAAAACCATCATCCTCCATGCATGGCATCAGCAATTCGTTGTATACGTCCGTGCAAGATTTCTTTTCCTGCTTCATATATTTCTTTAACAGAGTTTTTGCTTCGTCCATAGAAACCGGGTTATGCTCTAAACATCCGGCATAAATGGCAAGTACGCAAATCTTAGGGATTGTCGCAAGCATCTCACTTGTTCCATCAAGCATTGCAACCGCAATATTGTTTCCCTCCTGTGCCGACCGCGCAATATAGATTCCTGATTTAACCTCAAACATCTTCTGTACAAGATCGCCCACCTCTACTGCATCGAAACCAAACTCTAACTTATATTCTTTTCCATCAACTGTAATTGTTTTCATATTTAATACCTTTTACCTTTCCTCCTATGTCTTTCACATAGGAAAGGGGCAGACCTAAGTCCGCCCTTTCTGTGCAATGTCATTATTCATCAACATACGATGAATAGCTGTTTACCGCATTCGATTCTTCGTCACTCATCACTGCGGTATCAGAATCTAACGAGTGACTAACTATTCCCCCGGCGTAAATGCCACGGATGTATCCATTCCCTTGTACTCTTCAATCGTAAGATTCATCTCGATTGTGAGTAATTCGTTCTGCCCGATTTCCGGCTGTGGAATCTGCTCTGGTGGCTGTGCTACAACAAAGAACGACTTCTCGATTCCCGGAATGATTGTCTCAAACCACATTCTCTTTCCACCGGACAATGCCTTGTACTCTGTGATAAGAGCCTGCCACTCTTCAATTGTTTCTGCTGTAAAGTTTACTGTTACAGGGAATGATCCGCCTGTGTCCGCACGTCCCTTTACGTATCTGGTTATGAAATCTTCCAAAGCAGATGCGTCAATCTGTTCCGGCTCAATGTTGATACCAGCTATTGCGTTGATACGTGTTAATTGCTTAAATGACGTTGGCTTTGTTCCAGCGGTTGCTTCCGTACCATAGCCGAATGTAATTCCAAGTGTTGAAATACCTGCTGCTGCCATCTTTTTTACCTCCTTAAAAATATGCATAAAAAAAGAACCCAAAATAGGTTCTTAAATTATTTATCCATCAATCTATCATTTGCTCCGAGTATTCTTCTGAATCTCGCAACGCTCCTATATACTGTTCCGTCAGACTTAAATTCCGGCATTGATGTTGCCTCAAACCTCATTGTCTTAAATACGTCTGCAACTATTGCAAGCATAAGCTTCGCATCGTATTGCGACGTGTTTGTGAACGTCTGAACCTCAAACGTGGTTAAAACTCCGTTGATATTCTGACCGTCCAACGTCCGTCCTTGCTCTGTTCCGGGCAATTCGTGAACGTAAATTGTCGGAAATGTTGGTTTTGATAATCTGCTTTCAAGGTTTGTGATTGTAACGCCTTGTTTCCACTTCATATTTTGGAATTTCTTTCTTAAATTTGGAATTGCATATGAATTAAGAATACCCAAAACTTTTGTTTCATTTTCATACGCCCAAGTGTTATCAACCATTCTTGAATACCTCTTTTACAGTTTTCTCAACTAACTTCATAAGTTGAAGAGATGTATAATACATAAAAGGTCTGCTTGACATACCTTCTGTAAAATACCAATTTCCATCATCACCCGGATAGAACCATCCATATCGCCCATCTGCAAGCTGCCTAATTGTCTTGCCACTTGCGTAGTTCCATGTTACTCCATCTGGCAATTTCCCCGGATAAGGTGATTGCTTACCAACAATTCCTGTTCCAAACTCAACGAACATCGCATGATCTGTACCAGCCACAACCGCCCATACACCGCCACCCTTGACACTTCCAACATATTCAGAGTGAATGCTTTTAATCAAATCTTGATTAAATATCGCATCAAGGTCTGCAATCTGTACTCTCGCAATCTCTACGCCTTTTTCAGCCAGCTTTTGAGCCACCATTTGACATTTATACGCCAAACTGTTTTGGTAGTCTCTAAGCTGTTTTATCGCGTTCTGTATGCTTGATTGAGACATGCAATTCATACTGATTGTCTTTTTACGTGCCATGCCATCACCTACTCCGCGTTTTTCACATTCTTACGCAACAGATAAAGGTCAACTGTCAATCCTTCATCCGCAACGCCCTTGACGATGTAATCTGCCGACGTTGAATCAATGATTGTCTTTTCATTGTCCTTATAACCAACTTCCGACCGCTTCCATATCAGCGCACCTTCCACGAGCGGAAATGCGTTTTTGTCTGTAACAAGTTGTGCATAATTGGTCGAATCATCGATTCCGAACTCTTTCGCGGTTGCTTCGCTTAACTTGTTGCTTATGGATGAATAAAAAATAACAGGCTCCGTATATGTCTCAATCGGTTCTCCTGTTACTTCTGGTATCTTATTGCCATCTTCATCCAAATATGGAATAAATGTTCCATCATCGTCTGTATATCCGGTATATATGATATTTCCATCATCGTCGCGTCTGTACTGCGGCTGCAATCCAAGGCTAAGTGAATACATCATCTTTTGCTTGTTGATTTCCAACGACATTTACTTCACATCCTTACCAAACCGTTTCCATAATTCAGACAGCTTTTCCCATCCGAACATGGCGACAAAGGCCACAATGAATCCAGCAATAACGGATGCAACAATCATATACCATATAATTTCAGCTTTTATATACTGCATATAAGCGATGAACGCTGTTACAGTAAGAGCGATTGAAAGCACAAATACAACCAAGTCCGTCGGAACATTCTTGAAAATTCCCTTAATCACTTGCGTAATTACAGACACGATAAAAGCCAAGCCTCCAACTACAGCAAGTAATAATGTTGCGTTGCTTAATAATTCCTGCATATCAATTACTCCTTTCCATATTCAAACGCTCTTCAATGCCATCTAAACGATGATGAAAAGATTTAACGCTTTCTTCCACTTTAACAATACGGCTGTCGTGCGAATTGATTTCTTTTCGCATTTCGGACACTTCATTTTTTATGTCTGTTGTATTGTTAGAAATGGCATCTAACTTCATATTGATTCTCGTGTTTTCTTTTACACGTTCCTCAATATCTTTAGCATCTGTTCTTTTGTTGTTCTTCAATCCCATAAAGACGGAAAAACCAAGTGATAACACGCTTATAATGATTGCTGTTGATACCTCAATAGTCATCAATCATATACCGCCTTTCTATTTTAGTTGATGTGCCGCCCACCACCCTTGATGCACACCGCCTGCTACCGCATCCGAACCTCAAACACGATAACGCACAATCTTCTTTTATAATGCCTTTACAAACGGATATACACCAACAAACAAGCTGTCTCTATCTCTCCAATGGCGTGATACTCCATTTTCTGAATAGCTTGTCATGTAGTTCTCGCCAGCTTGTGAATAGTCGTACACAACAAGGTTTACTATGACACCCTCAAAAAAGTTCATATCTTCTTCAATCATTTCCTGTGTGTAAGAATCCGGGTAGCACCGCTTTGCAATAACATCTTTTTTTGCTTGCTCAATTAGTTGTTCAATAATCGGATTGTTTTCGATTTCATCAAACACAACAACATCTTTTCCGTCAACCTTCTCCATATGAAATTGTTTCAATCTGATTTTGACTTGTTCCAATGTTGTCATATTTATTCTCCTATAAGCCCAAAACGCTAATCAAACAATCTTTCAGCTCTTCGCCTGTTTTTTCTTCTGCATCTTCAATTCCGTATTCAGAAGCAAGTTCTCTAAGATTTCCAACAGGCATACGCTTAATTTCTGTCTTTGTAAAATTTTTTGACGGCGGCGTCATAAAGTCAGAAGTATCAGAGGAAGTGTTTTTATCCACTTCCTCTTCAATCTCATCTCCAGCTTGATACCACACGCCATTATATTTAATGCCGTATTCAGCGATCATAGGCTACTCCTTAACCTTCATTACAAGCACGCTATCCATTCCCTCAAATGTAGGCAGACCAATCATAGATACTACGCAATGAGTATTGATTGGATGATTTGTTGCGTATGTGTAAACAGATACACCTGTCTCGACAATAGACAGATTTCCGTCCGTGAGACTTCCGCTTCTCTCTTCTGGTGTCTTACCAAATACATAATCGCCAAGGAAAACGCCTGCTGTCTGTGCAGATACAATTCCTGTTGGCACAAAATACTTGGTTGTTCCGGTTTCATCAATATACAGTTTGTCGTATACCTCAATCTCGATTCCGTATCCACGAAGATACTCTGTAACCTGTGCCTGCTGCAATCTGATACCGCCATTATAAGCTGTGATACCAAGCACCTGTTTCTTTGTGTCCTCTGCCTTGAGTACCATCTCCCATGTCTCGGTGTTCATGGTGAATCTTGTCAGAGAATAGCCTGTAGCCTTTGCGAAATCTCTACGTGCTGTAATCAGATCATCAAGAGGTGCCGCTGTTGAAGGCTTATCCCATGTGCTTGTTCCTGTAATAGCCTTGAAGTGATTTTGTTTATGTTCTGCTCCTTCATCCGATGTATAATCAACATAATATGGCTTGTTGTCGATAACGACCTTTACTCTTGGAATACCATCTTCCGGTGCAAGCAACTGCCAAATCTGTCTCTCTGGTACAACAAGCGCGCCCTCGATGAGGTTCATAGGTTTCTTGCTGATTTCTCTAAGGACATCATTTGCAAGGCTTGAATTTTCTGCGCTTCTGTAGTTGTCGTAATCCTGCTCTTCTCTCTCGGTAACCATATATGATTCCCGGTAAAAAGGCATTTCATTTTGAATGTCAGAGAAACCTCCAACATCTCTCAACTCTGCCTGTGCATCAAAGTTAGATGCCTTTAATGAAACCGGAAGTCCGTTCTTTCCCTTAATGAATCTAAGAGAAAGAGAACTCTGCTTTCTCGTTCCGAACTTTTGTCTGCCTAAGTAAGGGGCAGAACCTAATGTTTTTTGATAGTTATCCCACATCACGCCAAGGCTTCTCGCTGTGAATGCTTCTGATAATGGTAATGCCATGTTCTTCTACCTCCTAAACACTTTCTGTTGTAGCTTTAATTGCCGGCGCACCATAGAATGTTACTCTTGGTGTTGCCGATCTTGCCTTGTCTGTAATTGAAAGTCCTGTAACCTTAGTCCAATCAATCGTTCCTTGATATACATATGTTCCCGGAGCATCTCCCTGTGTCACATCAACGTCGTGGAGTAAATATCCAACGCAGTTTTCGTCGTTGCTTGGGAACGGCGTGCCAGCTTTTACAATTTTTCTTCCGTTTTCGTCCGGGCTTGATACGGATGCCTGTGTTACAAGGCACGCTGCGCCTTCATACGGAAAAAACTTCAAAATTCCTTTTTCCTGAGAAAAATCTCTTACGATTGGTTTTCCCATCGTCTCTACCTCCTGTTAAATCACATAACTGTTTTTTGCCTCTGAATTAGATGCTGGATTGCCGAAAGTGATTTTTTCAGCATTCTCAACATCTGCTGTCTTATCTTTATCTTTGCCACCAGCACTTCCACCGCCCGGAACATCTTGATGCTTAGCAATCTCCTGTTCCTTAGCCTGTGCCGCAGCTGTTTCTTTCTCGGACATAATCTTTCCAAGAGATTCATAATCAAGGCTTCCATCGTCCTTGACTACTGTCTTTGCCTGCTCAGCCGTAATCTTGAAGTTAGTCATGGCGGCTTCTCTCTGATCTCTGATTGCATTATTTTTCTGCAACTCTGCGATCTGCTGATTAGCCGCATCCAAGGCTTTGTTTGCCTTTTCGATTTCTGACAGGTTTCCAGCTTCCAATTCATCCAGTTTCTTCTGTAACTCGTCCGCTGTACCAGCCTTTTCCCTGTACTGCTTTGCCTTGTTCTTCTCCGTCGCAACTTCTGAATTGTTCTGATTTAACAGATTCGTGATCTGATCGTCTGTTGCATCCGGAAATAGTTTCAATACGTCATCTCTTGTCATAATTACCTCCGTAAAACTCACGCTTTTGATACCGCAGGTCGCTCCTGCCGAGTTTCTCCTATTTACCGCATAGGTGCATTTTTTATAAAATAAAAGCAGGCATTGATTTCTCAATGTCTGCTCTATTTCCATTCTTATTTTTGCTTGTGCCATTTATCGAAACCGATTGGAGTTTCTAACGCTCTTTCAATCGTCCATCCTCTTTCTAATCTTGCATATATTATTTTGGGTTCAAATCCAAAATCTCTTGAAAATTCCGAAACCGTTTTTACGATTCCTTTATAATTAACGTATTTTCTCCCGCTTCCTTTTGTTTTTCTGACCTTTTCTGTCAACGCTCTCTCTGTGGAATATCCGTTATTTAATCGCCATCTTATAGTTCCTTCTTTAATTCCTGTTTCTTCCGCCCACTCTTGCAGGCTTTTCCTTTTTCCACCATATTCCAAGAACACTGTATTTGTTTTATTGTTCGCTTGAACCTTTGCATTTGTAAATCTACAATTACCCGGTTCATAATTTCCATTTACGTCTATTCGGTCTATACTTTGTTCTTTCTGCTTCTTGCTTTCGTCAAATCCATTATGATACGCCCATTCTGCAAAATTCTTTGCGCCGTGCTTTCCAAGCCATTCATCACAAACTCTTATTCCTCTGCCGCCGTACTTGCTATATTTGCCGTCATTTTTGTTATAGCATCGAGATTTCATACTTTCCCAAGTTTTATATACTCTTGTTCCTGTTAGACCGTGAGTATAGTGTTTAGCTTTTTCCATTTTATATCAACTCCTTTTTTATTATTATATCTCGGTTGCTAGAAACTTGCAAGTAACTTGACAATTACTATACAGCAATTTATAATAATAAAAAGAGGTGATGATATGGCACAAGGTCAAATTTCAAATAAAAAAATTAAAACAACTATCGTTATGGAAAAAGATTTAAAATCTTCTCTCGAATCTATCGCAAAATATGATATGCGATCTTTGAACAATTTAATGGTTAGCGTTTTGACCGAATATGTAAAATCAAGGAACAGCGATTAAATTTGCTGTTCCTTTGTTTCTTTGTTTACCATGTCTATTGTTTTGTACAAAGCATCAAAATACGGAAGAGATTGTAAGTAAACCTTTTCCGCATCTCCCCACAATCCGCAAGTGGCAACAGCCACTCTAGGGTTTACACCGGATTGTAACATCTGTGCCAATGCTTGCGTTTTTGTATATAGATTATCAAGTGGACTATGGCTTATCTGAACATCAAAATCTCTTTTTGATAATTTCAAATCATTTCCAGATATTCTCAAAACACTTAACGCTACCATAGCAAGCCTTTTTTCGGCAGATTTAACAATCGGGTCTTTTTGCTTTGCCCTTGCTTTTGAGAAATCCCACCCAGCTCTCAAAGATACGGCTCCTTGTGTATCTCCACCGGAATTTTGCGATTCTCTATTCGGTATCGCTAAGATTGCTTGCACATTATCAAGCAAATCTTCCTTAGCAACTTGGCATTGTGTTTGATTTAATTCCTGTGTCATAATATCGACGTCGGATTTATTATCTCCATTGTTCGATTTAACTGTCAAAGCATGGCTTTTCTTCATTTTCTCGAACTCTGCTTCGTCGATTTGGCAATTTACAAATTTTATCCAATATTGTACAAACTGTTCAACGCCATCCATTCTATTAGACTGCATATTGTTTATTGCATCCAGCATACCAATAACAAGCTCGATATCGGAAATTCTTTCGTGATTGTTAGGAAACTCAATAATCGGTATTCCGCCGTATGTGTGAAGTTTGCTCTCAATCAATTTCCCATCTTGAATCTTATAAGATGTCGTATCGGAAAATGCTAATTTATACCATCTTCCGTCTTCGTCTTTTAATTCTTGGACGGCAAGAACCGGCTCCTCCGTGTTTTCGTTGTAAATCATAAAAGTATTAAGCGGTGTTGGTGCGGTTATGATAAACGGAATCTCGCCTTTTTTCGGAATGATTGCCTTAAATGATGTTCCTGTTGCGGATTGCCATTCTCCAGCTTTGATGTCTTTTTCTTGCTTATTGGCATCCGCCATAAAATCATTAAGCATATCAACCGCCTTGTTGATTGCTTCATCATCTTTTCGGCTAATGAATTGAATCGGCTCGCCGTAGGTCTGCCCTACCTTAAATTGAACAATTTCGTAGGCATGATTTTCCACGATTCTGTTTGTGATATCTTCATTTGTTACCTTTTGTCTATACAGAATCGGTTGATCTCCCTTGTAATAATTCCAAAGATATCGAATAACAGATTTGTTGTAGTAAAATGTTCCAATGCATTCTCCAATGACTTTGACAACATTATCTGCGGTTATCTTATCAACGCTTGTATATGCAATTTTTCTTCCGTATCGACCTTGAACAAGGTCTTGGAGATACATTCTGTTATTCATTCTTCTATACCTACATAATCATTACTCCGCTAGAAACTTCTCTTTGCGGTCTGTCTTTTATCTTTATCTCGTTGTCTGCCGGATTGAACGAAACTCTTTTACCGCATTTCCGGCAACTATATGTCATAGTGAATGTTGACCGCCCATCATAGATGCCAACCTTACGTTTGCATCTCGGGCAGTAAATTGTTTTACTTTTCATCCTATGCTCCTATAAAATTGCATTAAAAAAGCACCGTGATAGCGCCACGATGCTTTTTCAGGATTTTAATATGAAGAAATTGAAATGTCTTTAGACAACATTTGCAGTTTAACTATATAATACTTTTGATAATGAAACAATATGCAAATGTGTGCAAAATAGTGCAAATGTACGCAAATTTACGCATAATATAATTTTCCAAACATTTTTTCAAATGTTTTCATTGCATTTGCCTTGGTTGCATTTACTTTTCTAATACTACAATCCTTGAACTTTGCACACTCCTTCATTGTATAACCGTCAATAAAGTAAAGATGTAGTATCTCATACTGTTCCATATCTTCCATCTGGTCGATCTGCTTAATAATTTCTTGCTTCTTAGACACGTAAACATCAATCATATGGTCGATTTCTTTCTCCGTATCAATAATCTTTGCAACGGTATCTCCCAACTTGTCACGCTTAATAGAAGTCTGCACTCGTTCGCCATCACCGTCACCACCTGTAGATGTCGCAATTTCACGCAATCTATTCTTTTCTGCAATTTTTCTGTCAATCTTAATGTCAAATTCTTTGATCTGCGATAAATATTTTGATGTAGTCATTTAATAGCCTCCTGTCCTAAAAGGATTTGCCGCTGCTGTTGCCGTTGCAATATTATTTGGATTTTCTATAAACATTTCAAGCTGTGTAAGTCCATCGGCAGCATCATCATGTTTGTTCTCTCCAATTGATACAAACATAGTCAATTCATCCATAGCCGCTTGATATTCGTCGTTTCTTCGATATCGAACAACGCCTAATTCTGCATCTTTCTGTAACTGATCTTGTGTAACCTTCTTTGATTCAAGAAAAATAAATTTTCGTTTTATATCGCCAGAATATGCTATGATTTTTGATAGTTTTTCAACTTTGTTCGGTGCCTTTCTACTTGTACACGAACATTTATATTTCTGATCCTGTAACCGTTCATCAACATATTGGCAGTATAATTCTCCGCCTGTATTTCCCTCAAATCGTGTTTGCCTTATTCCGTTTCCAATGATTCTTCCTACCACCAAAGGCAATGTAACTTCTTTTGCTCCTTTATTGAATACCCAATCATAGATATATACATCGCCATTATCATATTCTGCGCCAATCGGCATTGATAAACTATCTCCTCCGCCCCATGCAACATCCACAACTCCAATACGGCGAAAATCTCCATCCGGTAATATTCCATTAAAATATCTTAATTCGTCCGTAGGGAAAAGCAATCCCTCGCGCACGAATGGTCGCTGCATAAATTTAGCTTCCCATTCAGCCTTGTCAAGTTTTTCCCTCATATCTCTGTAATATTCCGTAGAAAAACCATTTATTTCATAATCAAAATTACTTTCGTCATTTTCGTCAAGCGCCGGTATTCTCCTAAACCTATACTCCGGATTTCCGTCATAAGATTTACGCAATCGTTCCAACGGGTCAAGAACGTTCCATAATGTACCGACCATCAATTCCCTTGCTCCGTCATTTTTACGGTCAACCATCTTATTCAGATATTCTTGATACGTATTTTCCATTCGAGTAGGGCTAAGAGAATGTTCACGATCTCTTACCAGGTCATCTACGTACAAATATCCGTCTTTTGATACATCGACCGCACCTGTCCATGTTCCATCAATGCCTCGGCAAGTAACTGTTGCAAATCTATCTGGATCTCCTAATGTAATAGTAAACTCATCCGCACTTTTGTCTGTTACAAGAGATTTATTTGCATATTCTGGATTCCAAAAGAAAAATAATTCATCAAATGCATATTCTTCTGTCGAAAACAAATTCATAAGTTCCTTATAAAATCCTTTTGCAAGGATTCCAGAGTGTCCGCCCATTGCAGAGTGGCTATTTGGTCTACGCATTGCAACCCAAGCAAGGAAGAATATACATATTGTTGATTTTCCTACACGGGATGGCATTGACAAGCCGTAAAATTTGATCTTTCTGTTTTCCAAATCTTCAAGGTCATTTACAACAACCTTCAAAGTCTTTCTTCTTGGATAATAAAACCGCTTACTCCAATTACGTTTACGCTCCATGTAATACATAAAGCTCTCAAAATTGTAATAGCTTTCCAATTTTAGAAGTTCATAATATTTGTCTATCAGGTCATATGGCGTATTATGATCTTGTGCATATTTCTCTAAATCCCATATAGTTCCTCCTGTTTGTTTCATGCAGAATTGCTCTATAATGCCCTTAGACATCTTCGTAAGTTGTAACCCATACTCAATGTCCTTTTCGCCATTTATAGCAACCTTACAGGCTTCCACGTAAGCAGATATTACGGATTCATCGACAAGATGTGTCTTTATAAAATTGTCATATTGATTTACTGTGTTGATTAACTCTTTAGATGCCATAAAGAAAAGCACCTCCGCTCATTCAAGCAGAGATGCCATAGAAATCTCTGCCTATAATTTTTCTAGGGTAGCGACTACAATCAATCTGTAGCCGGTAAAATTTTGTTAGAATGTTGGCATTAAAATAAAAATGCAAGCAGCCAATCCATCACGTATTGTTACGGCATCTGATTCATTCCCGGTAAAGAAAAACCAGAGTTCTAAGCAACTTAGAATTGTCGAAACTATTAAAGCTACAAGTTTTGCCACATTTATTATAATACCAATCACTTATAGTCACCCACTTTCTATAGCTTATATCCGCTTCATGTAAATATTCTCCCTGATCTTCCCTGAAAAGAAATGCTGCAAGCTCTTAGACACGCGCTTGCCATTCATCTTGTAGTCGGTTGCAAAGTAATCATCAATCATCCACATATAATCTTCTGCTTCACAATCAACCACTTTGCCGGTCGGATGGAAATACGCATCGACGATACTCTTAATTGAGCTGTCTGATACGTCTATATGCCTTGTATTTGAATTTTCATTGTACCTGTCGATAAAATACAGGATAATATTTCTTAGGTCGATTATTCGGCTTCCTAGAACGTTTGGCTCTGCATATTGACCGACAAGATATGGAACATCATCAATTCGATATTTAACATTGCTTTGCCCGACCGCCTTTTCGGGAGAAAAGCATAATGTTCCTTTTTCTTTTAAAGAAAAAGCATAATTATCTGTTATACTTATATTATTATACTTATGTATGGATTCTAATCCATCACCCCATGGATTTTTATCCACCCCCTCTTCTTGTTCTTTTATTTCTGATTCGTTAATGAAGTCATCATAAAATTTTTGAGTGAGTGTTATTATCCTGCTGGCGATTTCTCTTGTTCCATTTTTGTATGTATATTCGCGCCGAATATGTCCGTTTTTCTCTAATTTCAATATTGCCTTTTGGATAGTGTTCTCTTTCACGCCAATAAAATCGGCGAAATGTCGGTTGTTTGCATAGCACTGTTTGCTTTTACCTTTAGACAAACTGTATATCTCTAAAAGCAAGAACTTTTCATTCGGCGTATATTCTCTTGACAAATACAGATTTTTATAAATCCATACGCCCTTAAAATCTCTATTTTCTGGTATTACAATCTCTTTTGCCATAATTAATACCTCCGCTTGATATTATTCCGCTAAAACAATAAATCCAGCAAACAGGCACAGCGGAAGTGCTTTTCGGTAGCGAACCTAGTTTGCTGTAAAGTGTAGCAGGTGGATTCGAACCACCATCCGGCTTTCATCGTTGTTTTCCGAGCGCTCGCCACTCTTCCATTGAGATATGCTACAATGTGCGGTTTCCGATGCAGACATTCCGCTATGCGGCGTTATCAGGCATCGGCATTTTATGATTCGGCAGGGAATACCGCAACGCCTGCCTATCCGGTCGCTAACCGGACTCTTGATGCGGTGTGGATTTGCACCACACATGGCAATCACTTTTTCACAACAGGTAACACCAATACAGGTTCCTTTGCCGCCTTTTTAATTCGGCAATTTGTTCTTAACCAAAGTGTGGATTGCCTTATGCTTAAGCGTTTACCTATTCCGCCACGCATCAACTCACATGTAGATGGTTTTAGAGAAACAAAGATAACCAACAACTTATTTCCCTTTTTGGTTTACATGTAAAAACGCCGACATCGTGAATCGAACACGAACAACATTTATATGTTGGATAGCTTAGCAAGCTATTGGAATACCATTATCCCATATCGGCAAAATACCGCCTGTAACGGTATGCACATCCGAAAATGTGCATGGTTTGATTCCACGACATTGGGAGAAAAAAAAATGTCCCTTTTCAAGGGAATCGACACGGAAGACTCGAACTCCACCTATATCGCAATATGCGAATTATGCTAGCCAATTACACTACATGTCGAAGCGACTTTTTTCGCCGCGGGTTAGTCGAAATTGTGTGGCGCACGCGTGAACACCGCGCAAAATCCAAGACTGTTCGTTAGTCACGCACCGCGAATCAGTGACATAGAATCAGACAAGATATTACACTCACGACCCGATAAGAAAATAGTTTGTTGCGTCAAAACGTATTCGTGGGTATGCAGGTTGTGAGATACGAAGCACCCGGAATCGAACCGGAATTTACGGGAAAACGTGGGGTGTGAAAATCCGTATGATCTGCCATTGATCTATGCTTCGTGTGCGCATCCTCTTGGGGAGACAGACGCGCAAAAGGAGAAATGTGTGTTCCCCATGGAATAAAGGGGTTTATACGCGCCGGCATTCAACCGGCAAAACCCACCGAGCCTTGTGACGGCTCTTAACAGCTTTCCGCTAGTGGGTTACGAAAGGAGGATCCTAAAATGAAAAACATTAAGAATCCAAGCTGCCCTAGTTGGATTCGAACCAACAACTGCAGGAATCAAAGTCCTGTGCCTTACCATTTGGCGATAGGGCATAAAACGCTTATGCAGCGTGTTCTGACAAAATTCTGTCTAAAGTCGGTCTTGATACACCAATGTTCTTCGCAAATGCAGACTTGGTGATCTTACCGGACCGGTAAAGAATCAAATTGCTGTCAAGCAATTCACTATCTACAGCTTTCTTTGTGCCGCCCTTGTATTTCCCTTCTTTCTTTGCAATAGCGATTCCTTCTGCCTGTCTCTCTCTGATATGTTCTCGTTCGAGATTTGCAACATAAGAAAGAATCTGCAATACCAGATCAGCGATAAATGTATCTGTCAAGTCTCCGGTTCTTCCGATAGTCGTGTCAAGTAACGGCATATCAAGAACCTTAATGTCTGCTTTGATCGTCTTAGTAATTCTTCGCCATTCTTCCATGATCTCATCATAATCTCTTCCTAAACGATCAATAGACAAGACAATTAAAACATCATCACTTGTTAAATTTGCAATCATAGTCTGATAATCTGGACGTTCAAAGTCCTTGCCTGATAACTTATCTGTATAGATTTTTTCACATCCAGCATTTTTAAGTGCTTCTAACTGTCTTGCAAGGTTCTGTTCCTTGGTTGACACTCTTGCATAGCCTATAATCATAAATACACACCCCTTATCTTTAATTGATATGGGTATTATACCATAAAATGTAATGCTTTGCAATGCTTTGCAATGCTTTTTATTGCTTTGCATTGCAATATTTATCCGTTTATGTTATATTATGCTTATGGAGGTGTAATATATGGCTAAAAAGCAAAAGCAAAACGATGCTCAAATAACAGTTCGTGTTCCAAGTGAATTACGTGTTGATCTGGAAGCAATTGCAAAAAAGCAAGGTCGATCTCTTTCTAATCTCGTGATACACATTCTGAAATCTTATGTTGAAAATAATTAAGTCGCAAATCAGCGGCTTTTTTATTTTTCTGCTAATTCGATATATTTATCCAAATACCACTTTGCCTTTTTGATATCTTCAACGCCATTTTTGTTATTGTGACGGTAGATGTACTTAAAAGCATTGCACACGCAGAAGTCCATAACAGCTTCTTTTCCTTGTGTTTCAATCATTACGTCGATGCACTCAAAGTTTCCTGTCTCATAATGCGACGGATGATTGACATTATCATTTGTTGATGTGGAATCGGATTCTCCTTCGGAAAGAACAAGCCGAACTATGTCATTCATACTTTCGGAAATGTTTTTTAATTTATCGTTCAACTTATTTATTTCTGTATTTATTTCGTCTATTTTTTGTTTTGTAAATCTCATTAAATCCACCTCTTAACTATCCGTATTGCGTATACGTGAGATAAAATCCGCTTTACAATCGTTGATACCGGGTTTCCATCGTATTCCTGTCTCGAATACAAAGAAACAAGGTAAATCCGATCTGTGATTCTACATACCTTATATCCTGTAGAACGGATCCGGTGTATGTCTCGATATGTTATCATGCTTCTTCTACCTCGTCTCCCCACAGCTCCATATACTTCTGAACGTCATAATCGCCAACTGTTCTTTTTGCATAATCTTCGTTGATTGGAATAATATTTGAATAACTGATCTTTTTTTCCTCAACAATGTATTTGCATATATCAAGGTTGAAGCTCACATATTTCTTTGTTTTTTTGTAAGCAACGAAACCATCTTCCGTTTTTGGTTCTGAATAATGCAGATTTTTCTTCTTCACAAGAATCCGAATGTTTCCAACAAACAACTAACTCTGAATCTTCTGTGCTGTAAAGAAGTCCCTTGCAAATGCGTTGTGAGTGAATAATTGTTGTACGAGGTTCAGGCTCTTTACGGTCTTGCACTTCTCGATTTTCATTTTCTGAATTTTTATTTTTTCGCTTTGAAAATAATTTCATCTTTAATCTCCCATTAAATCAACCCTTTTTTATTTTTTGAAAAATTTTTAGAAATCAAAATGCTGTTCCGTACCCTTCATTCATGGTTATTCACTCCTTTTACGTTGCCTGTAAAACCCTTATATATAACAATCATATATGCATTACATTTATATAATTTAATTATTTATTATATGTGTATGTGTAATGGTTCTATATATTTATATTATATATAATAGGGCTTTTTGTTTTGAAAAATGTTTGTGGTGCTTAGTAGAGGTGTTTTCCTGGTCCTGTCAAACCCCCACCCCCTGCCGGCTGATCTGTTGGAGCTGATCTACTGCCGTTTTTCTATCGTCAAATTGCACAAATAAAACAGGAAATCCGATTGTAAAAACTAAGTACACTCTGTTTTTACACTATCAATTACTATATCTTGTGGTTTTGATTCTATCCGCCCTATATCTTGTTCACTATTGCCTAACTGCGGAAGATCAGCAGCGGTTAAGGCTTGTTTCGTGTCGGCTCTGTCTCTTGCTCCTGGCATGCTCCAGCCGTGAACCTTGTTCAGTTTCGGAAGTATCTTCATCGGGTTGTTGCGCCGGTCTTTCATGAGTGAAAAAAGGCTTTCTTCGTTGTCTTCCATGATTTTTTCTTGCAAGTCGAAACTTGAAGAGCTTGACGCCTTCCAATTATACAGAGTTTGCTTATCTATCCCAGACATATCTATAAATCCTTTTTGTGATATCTCTTGACAATGTTTATTGCATAATCTTTTATATATATTATTATATATATACAATACTTTATCTACATCATATTGATTATACATATTACTATCTGTCTTTAATAATCTATTACATGGTCTAAATAATTTAATATATAATTCTGTAATAATATCGTTCCAAATACTTGGGTATATATCCGACTCATCTACACTATTCACATCACAATATTTGGATACTATGTCAGAAGCGACCGCTGGCATATCTTCGACGCATGTTATAAACTGTGTGTATTCGCTTTCCTGCTCTTTGATCTGCTCCATGTTCGCGTCTCCCTTCCTGATCTCCGGCAAATAAAAAAGCCGGCTAGAAATGAATCTAACCGGCGAAAGTTTCCTATTTGCGCCCTCTTGCCTTGGCTTGGCTGCTTATGTACTCCGGGCGCATCTGTACATAGCAAATATACAAGCTTTATAAATTGGCTATACTATACCACCATATCGAGTATATGTCAATGATTTATACCTTTATTGGCTCTATATCTTGTATATATGGCGTTTATATGTCTATCAGGCATATAAATTATATATAAACAAAAAAGCGACTACGAAAGCCGCCTTTTGTGTGGTATATTTCAACAACTCTTTTCTTATAACTCATACTTAAATATTAAACCCTGCATTATTCCCTCTACGGAAGTGCTAGAGTATTTTCTGCAATAATCAGCATTTACTTTTGTATACATTTCCCCTTTGCTATTGAAATCGTCCACCGCTTCGATAAAGTTCAAAATATTATCTTCTGTCAACTTCTTTTTTGCTGGATGCTCACAACCTACGATGCCATTATATTCTAACTTTCTATACCATTTTTTAGATACAATATCCGGATATTCGTAAACCTTTACACCGTCAAACCCATCAATTGTATATATTTTTTCATTGCTTGTTGATTTAATAACATTCTGTGTCATAAATACCGCCCCTTTCTAAAATAAACCATAATTTCCGCTATTCAATCCGCGTCTAAATGTTTCGTATTTCACTTCACGACTGCAATTATCCCAGCCGCCGCTTCTGCATGCTCTGTATGGGTAAGCCGTTAATTGACCGCCGTTTTTGTCGTACTTGATACCGCGGATCACATATCCATTTTCTGTTAATACTTCGTATTCTGTAACCGTCTCAAGAACTTCATTTTTAACCTTGATACTATGCCAACCATCTTTTACCATAATTTCCACCATTCGCCATCTAGCGCCTTTCGTTTTTGTTTGGTCTTATTATAACGCTATCGTTATATTATGTCAATAGTTTTTCCTACTTTTTCAATCCATAAACGGACATTTTACCGGATCACCTTGATCCGCTTGATCTTCTGTGTTTTTTTGCTGATCTTCTAAGTGATCAAGCACACATTTAACTATAAACCCGTTCAGGCTTTCTCCTGCTGCCGCTCTGATCCGCTCTTCGTCTTCTTTTTTGAATCTTACAAGAGCCTTAAAATATGCGTTTTTTTCATATTTAGCGGTTGCTTTTGCTTGCGCCTTTGTTGCCATAATAACGCCACCTTCCTATATAATGATATCGTTATTATAACGCTACTATATATACAAGTCAATACTTTTTTTATAAAGCTATCGTTATTATAACGCTACTATATAATATAAAAGAAAATCGACATATAAAGCTAGCTTTATACATATTGCACAATGAATATATAATGATAGCGTTATATATTTGTGCATTATTCCGTCTTGCAACAATATAACGATAGCGTTATACTATAACCAAGTTAAGAAACCAAGCACCAAACGAAAGGAAGGAAATAATATGAAAAATTACAAGATCACAGACAAGGCGACTAAATCAATAATCGGAGTTGTAGCAATGACACCAGCACAGGCGCGCAGAGCTGAAAAGGATTTTATAGTAAAAGAAGCATAGCCGAAACGCTCCGACCTTGGAGCGTCAGCCGTGGGATGGTCTCCCGGCTCTGATGATGGCAGACTAAAAAAGAAAAAGGCGGCGTGCCTACGAAACAACCGCCGCCACCAATCAAAAAAGAAAGGTAAGCCGATTATAACACAATCGGCGAAATGGTACAAGATTATGAAAAAGATTAACAAGTTGGAAATTTTTGGTAAAAGATGGTTTCAAAAGTCATATGGCAACACATATCACACCGTAACTGTTATTGTAAACGGTGAAGAGTTAAAAAGCGGTATCAAATACGGATATGAAAATGCATATTTACAGACTGCCGCCGATCTTCTCCGCGCAAACGGTTACGAAGTGCCAGCGGACAACCTCGAAGCGTTCCGGATGGTGTGTGAATATCCGCACAATGTAGAGGACGTAAAAAGAAAAAAAGATTTGTAAAATTAGCCGCCGCAGAGGATGCGCCCGGTTCGATTCCGGGCGGTTGTTTTCTCTCCTTGGGAGCGTATTATATTAAAATAAAGGGGGCTTTATTATGAAGTGCGATAAATTGTTAAAAGAAGCAAACAAGCAATACAAGGGTATTATAGCATCCTTGGATGCTTTGAAACGCGGAGAAATAAGCGGAAGCAAAGCAAACGCTGACATCATGCGCGCATTTGATCGCGTTGATGAATCAATAAAAGAATATGAAAAGCAATAGCCGGATTCGTCCGGCTTTTTGTCGTACCTTGACAATTTGACGATATAGGCATATTATAGCATTAATTATATATAAGTGATTTATATGCCTTGTATGGTTTGCGTGGCTCTGTGGGCGTTCTACGCGTTCACAGGTGCAAATATTCGCTTGTTATAGCCTTTAATTTGTGCGCTTTGAAATTCTGCAACCACGCCCGGACAAGATCAGCAAGACAGACACCCGGAGAAGTGCGCCCGGATTCCATCGCCGGAGCATGTCGGAAGATCAGGACACCCAAACCGGCGCAGCGGTATATCTGGAATTTTTGCAATATGCCAGCGATCCGCAAAAGATCAGCGCAAACGATCAGCACGAGCCCGGACATGCTCCGGAATAGATCGCCCAAGATCAGCCGACAGGTGGAGATCAAAAAACAGGCATTGAAATTGTGAAATCGTGAAATTTCCGGCCAAAATCTGTGAAAAAATTTTTTGATGGTCATGGGAATATTTAGGAAACATAGGGGCGTTCAAATTCTGCTGGACTAAAATTTAGAAAATCGAAATTTTTTTGAAAAAATTCTGAAAATTATTTTTCTTTGGTCGTGGCAATTTCCTATAACATAGGGGGATATTAAATTCTCGCAGACCCATCCGACACATTTTGAAATCCAAATATCAAAGCTCTTGCAGAATAATCGCATTTCCCCAACTCTTCTATCAACTTATCGCGCGTCATTTCTGGGTTTGTCCGGCGAACATATTTAAGCATTTCATCTATTTTATCCATATCTTTTCTCCATAACATTACTCATAATACTATCAGCAAGATATATAATATCTCTGCCATACAGCGACATAAAATCTGCGATTATCTCTTCTGTCGGCATATCAATATGGCAATCATAAGAGAACGAATAGCAATGCACTAATTCGTGGCATAGCACCTTATTTGTCATATAATCAGACATACCTCTTGCAATACTAACCGTCTTGGTATTGTCGTCGGTAACGCCTAACGTATATACGCCATCCGACCGGCGCAATTTTTCGCTATTCGGACGTACAAATTGCAATATCCAATTTTCTCCATTTATTGTAAATACCATTTCTATATACCTCAAATAAGGCTATGAGCATTACACCCATAGCCTGTTGTGTAAATTACATCTTGCTTACAAGTGTCGTAAGTTTTGACTTTGCCATGTTCATTTCTTCTTGCGACATACCGGACATTAAATCTGTAATGTCTGCTGAAAGCTCCTTCATGTACTTTTCAAGTTCACGCATTTTTGCTTCTTTATCCTGTGGTGTATTTGCGCGGTGCATTTCCTTTGTTTCCGTGTAATTACGCTTTGCGCGGTCGTAATTGCTCTCACTCATACGCGAATTACTTGTTCCGCCATCGTTCATGTTTGTTTCCGTGTAATACATTCTACCACGCGAATCTCTATCCATATCACGATACATTTCCGGTGTCATATGGTAATACGGCTCACTGTATCCACGCTGATACGTTCCGCGTCCTTTTGGTGCAAATCTGCCATCAGCATATCTATAGTGATCGTAGAATCTGCGTTCCGGATAATCTTCGTACTGTTCAAGCATACGCATAATATCCTCATTATCTTCTGACTTTTTCATTGCTTCCACAATTTTGTAGTCTTTGTCATAGCAGACAATGTTTTTTGCAATCTCCGTCCAATCCTTTAAGTCGTCAAGGCTTTGACCGCTGAAATTGTCAAGACCGATAGATTCAGCGTTTGTTTTTACGCATTCCATAATTTTCTTTGCAAACTCATGCATACAGATCACCTCCTACGCTTCACGAACAACAATCAAATTACTGTTCTGAACCTCAATAGCCTGTGTAGATGTATTTTGCACCGCTACCGTACTGCAACATCCGCAAGGAACGTCGATATATGCTTGCGCCGAAACATTAAATAAATTTTCAACCGCTGCCGGTGTTACAACCATTCTTGTTGATTGCAAAGGCTCGCCATCTACCGCAAGCGCAAGTGAGATAGCTTCAACCGTACCGCCTGTTGGGATCTGAATGTTTCCGGAATACGATGCAAGGAATCTTGCTCTGCATTGATTTGTGATTCCTCTCAACTTGACAATACCGCTTCCCTGTCTATGAACAATGCACTTGCTACCGCATACCGGTGTTTCTGTCAAAGCGACATCTTCTCCTGCGGCAACTGTTTGTAATGCAATTCCTGTAAATTCTGCCATTTTATTTACCTCTCTTTCAAAAAATAAGGGCAAACGTTATAGTCTGCCCTTGGTTTATAAGTAATACTGCATAGCAGACATAATCGAGTTAAACTCAATTAAGATACTCAATTATTCTGTTGTGATTAGCATCCACAACCTGTATTGCAGCAACAACCTGTGTTATAGCCATTTGCCAACACCTGCGGAGACCAGTTACCAAGCCCATAAGGTGAAGCGGCTGGATAAGCTGGAACCGGTGTCGGTCTTACAGCGTCAAGAATTTGGCTTGTCTGCGCTGTCATTGCAGTAGTCAGAAGTGCATTCTGTCTATCCTGTGAAGCAGCTTGTCTAAGATCGCTGTTCTCAGCCTGTAATGTTGCAATCTTATCCTGGCACAGATAGTCGAGAATCGCTCTCGTTCCTGCCTGCTGGCTGTCGATGATGTCTCTTGTGTTGCTATTCATTGTGTTCTGCAATGCGCAAGTGTTAGTTGCCATGTTGTAGTTCACACCCTGAATAGCTTCACGAGTTTCGCAGCAACAGTTTGCAAGCTGTGCCTGCAATGCATTTGTGTTCTGCATATTTGCGATTGTGTCAGCGTTGATTGCCTGCTGGATTCCATAGCCTGTCTGCATGATATTGGTGTTGATTCCGTTAAATCCTGTAAGCATACTGTTGTTTACAGCGTAGAATCCATCGCACAGACCATTTGTGATTCCATCAAGTTTGCTGATAACAGCCTGATTGTCGAATCCGCGCTGAATTGCACTGTCTGTATAAGCGGCGGCTGTAGAACCCATTCCATTTCCCCATCCGTTGTTGCCAAAACCGCCCCAACCGAAGATAAGAAGAATGACAATCCACCATGCGCCATTGCCCCACATACCATCATTGTCTCTGTTGTTGCCTGTTACTGCCGCAATGTCGGCAAGGCTTACTCCGTTACTAAACATATTAGTTTACCTCCATTTGTTTATTTACAAATAGGGAACCGTGGTTTTTGTTGTCCGGACAAAACCCTAATATGCACTATTTATCTAAACATTTGATTTATGTCGTTCATGCTGATTCCATTTTCGCCCATAAAGTTATTAAGCGTTTGCTCCACTCCAGCCATATTGCCAGATTGAATATTTTGCAAAATGCTACTTGCCATCTGGTTTCCTTGACTTGCTGCATTTTGAAGGCTTTGCATAGCCGCCTGTTGTGGATTTTTAATTGCCTTTAATTTATTTATTGCCTGCATAATTCTTTGGTTCATCATAAAACCACCATCCTATTACTTTTTATGACTAATCTATGACTAAACTTGGACTAATCTTGACTAACTTTTGCTCTTGCGTTAGTCTTAGTCAAAGATTTCTCGTCGATTTTCTTTTCGAGTTCTTCCATCTTCAAAAATAAGGTATCAAAGTGCTTATTAAATATCTCTGTGGCTTCGTCTGATAGCCCTATTTTCAATTTTTCTGTATCCTGTGATAACTTGTTATGGTTATCATTTTGAATCGGCTTAAAAACCATTGTAGAGATTGTTCCATCTGCGCTCCATTGCTTCGCGTAAATCTCTGAAAGATCACTCTTGGGGAAAAATGCAACGCTTCCATTCATCGGAACATCATTGGCAACGATAGAATCTTGTGACTGCACGACCTTACCAAAGATTCCCTGTTGAATCTGCTCCGGCTGTTGTGGTTGCTGGAATCTCTGAATGTTCTGCATTGGGTTATACGCCTGTTGATATGTTTGATACTGTGGCATATAATTATTCGCCTGCGGAATCTGATACGGATTCATCTGCATTTTGCTTTTCCTCCTCGTCCATAATGTTTTCGATCGCGTGAACGACCGCCGATTGTGTATTTAAGTCCAGCGTCATAATTGCTGGATGCGAAAATATTTTGGTTAAAATCTCGTCTGTAAACATAAAGCCTCACTCCTTTATGATTTAATTTTGACATAAAAAAAGACGGAATATCCGTCAGTTTTCCGTCATAAAACCTTTAGATTTCCGTCATAAAATAAAAAAAGATGCAAAATGCATCATTCTATTACATGTGTTACCTTATTCAAAAAGTGTTACCTTTGGTGTTACCTTTCAATTTTATGGAGAAAAATAAGCGACATACATTTTTCTCCTTTCCTAGTAAAATCAAGGCTTCACAAGGATTTTTGTTTAATTAAAAAAGTAGCGGAAGGGGGATTTGAACCCTTTCACTATTCCTTTATCTACGCATAAATGCTACGTTTTTCAAGATTTCAAAGTGTTACCCGTGTTACCTTTTCGGCACAAGGCATTCATAACAAGTTCTTTTACTTCATCTCTTCCGTGATTGTTGAAGTAATAATATTTCTTTGTCGTCTCTATGTCCTCATGCCCCATTTGATTCTCAATTACGCTATCAGGAACGTGTGCATCAATCAACTTCGTTGAATATGTTTTTCGTATTTTGTGAAGTGATCTCTGTTTGATTCCTAATTTGTTGCACATCCGGTATAATTTCCTTGAAAACAAATATCCTTTAATTCGCTGTCCGTCCTTAAAGAACAAATAATCGTTAAACGGATTCAATGCTCGAATACGTTTAATAATCATTTTTGCCTCCGGTGTCAAATACACAGTTCTGTAACCAGCTTTTGTTTTAGGTGCATCACGTACATCAAAAACATAATTTCCATCTTCATCACGATATCTAATCTCCGTCTTAGTGATTGATATGGAATCTTCTTTTACATCTTTCCACATGAGCGCGGATAATTCTCCAGACCTTAGACCGGTTTGGAATGTAAGCAAAATTCCGAGTCCAAGCAAAGAATCATGCTCTGCATTTATACACCATTCGATCTTCTCTTCTTCGGAATCTGTAAAAACTTGCTCTTCGCTCGAAGCGTAATTTTTCTTGAATGATTTATCAGAAATCTCCAAATCTCCAATAAACGAAGTAATGCTTATCGAAGTAAGTCCTCGCTTTTTTCCACGCTTGAATATTCCGTTTATAAGCGTCCTAAGATTTCCCCATGCTTTTGACGTAAGCTGTTTCTCTTTTATTGTTGTCCTAATAAAATCTTCCAGATCATCTTCTGTGATATATCTGAATTTTATCTGCGCAATATGAGAATTTTTAATATATTTAATAAAATCTGTCTTGTATCTATCTGCTGTTTGCTTTTCTATTTCTCCGTATTTGAGCTTTCTATCTAACCATTCATCAAATACGTCCTCTATATAAGGCTCATTCTCTTGTTCCTTATAAAACTGAACAATAGCATCATTCAATGCCTGTTCGGTTGTTCTCTTTATCAACCTCTTTCCTCTGCTATATTTTTCGTCCGGCAGATATGTGTAAAACTTTCCGTCTTTGCTCTGCCAGATGCTATAATTGTGATTTTCAATGTACCGATTTCTTTCGTTCATTTCAATCTTTTGTTGTATGTCGCTTACGTCGATAATACCATTTTCGATAGCGAAATTCAACAATTCTTTGTCGGAAAGTTCCATGCAGACACCTCCTTCCATTTGCGTTTTATTTCCCTGACAGTTCTTTCAACTGTGCTTACAGATATGCTTAATTTGTACGAAACTTCCTTCTGTGTGCTTCCCCGGCACAACATTATAAAAATCTGTTCTTCTTCGTCCGTAAAGTTTGCTTTAGTAAGAATCCCCTCAATTTCCGGCTTAGTAAGTCTACTAAACTTCATAAGCCATTTCTCCTTTAATATTTAATAAATAATGCCTTGTTACTCTTTCTTAGATAGTCTCTGTTTGCTTTCTTTGCTTTTTCGCAATTCATCTGATAGTGAATTTCGCAAATTTTATATCCGTCTTTAACAGGTCGGTCGCACCAAATGCACAATCCGCCTTTCTCTCTTTCATCTCTTAATGTTTTAGGTTTTGTCCTGCTGTTCTTTTTATTCCGGCAATTATTACATGTAACGTATCTTTTTTCTTTATTTGTTTTACCACAAACAGGGCATAAACCCTGTTCTTTTCTCCTGTCATAAATAGATTTATGATAGGAAGATATAGAATTGTTATACGATTCCCTATCTAATTCTCTTTTTAATTCTGCTTTTTCTGCATTCTTTGCTCTGCATTCAACGCATGTTTTTTCTTGCCCCATGAGCTTATTTTTTTTACATTGAGGGCAATATCCATGATTTCTATACCAATTTCGTGTCTCCGTTTGATATATAACGTCTTTTTTTGCACATTCAGAACACACTGCTTTATTGGGACGATCATTGATTTTCCCACATTGGCCGCATCTTCCCTCTGCAATATTTTTATGATATGCACTACTCATAGTTTTAAAGGATAGCAAATCGCGATTTATTGTCCGGACAAATCTATCTGCCTCCTTTCTCTGAATTTTACTCTTTCTTCCGCATAACCAATTCATAATCGGAATCCGGATATGTGATTTGATACTCTATACGATTTCCGTGTTCATCTTTCATATTACCGGCAAACCAAGCAAAAGCCGAAGAAATAACATCTTCTGTCACATCTGTTTTTGTTCCAACCCACATTCCCTTATCGGTGTCTTGTGTGCCATAAAAAATTTTGTTTGTGATTGGACTTACTCCAAATCCTTTTTTTCTTGCCATCTTCAAACCTTCTTTCCTACCTCAATCTGTAGTTCCCACTCTCTTTAAATTCGACCACATAGCCCTTAGACATCTCAATGATTCTGCTTCCAAGAGCTTCATCAACCGCAAGTAAATCCTTTGGATATTTCTCTGTCGAAACGATCATAGGCAAACGTTTCAAGTATCTGTGATTGACAAGCTCGTACATAATGTTGATGTCGCTTTCTGTGATTCTTCCTTTGAATAAATCGTCAATAAACAAAACACTCACATTCTTCATGCGGTTAATCTCTTCTGAATACTCCACGTTGTCTGTAATATTCTGCTTCAACCTTGTAATTGCATCCCGGTAACTTACATACTGAACAGGTGTGCCATTCTTGATAAGCTGGTTAGCAACGCAAAAGCCTAACATTGTCTTACCCCTTCCCGGAAGTCCTGTAAGTAATAAACTATTGTTCTTCTGATATCGTTGCATCGGCAAATCCTTGCAATACTTAGCAGCGGTTGCTTTTGCAATCTGCAATTCTGGTTCGCTAAATGTCTGAAAATCATTAAATCGAACATTCACATCTTCCGCATCAATGCCACTTGCTTTCATCAATCTTCGATATACGGTTTGTGCCATGCAATCACAATCTCTTGCTACCGATCGACCATCTGCATCCCTAACGATTATAATGTGTGTATCTTTGCAGATGGGGCATTTATAGTCCGGCTTGAAATTTCTGTTTGCACTTTCTACTCGCATCCTTCGTAGTTCATCAACCATTCCCATCTGATTCACACTCCCTTATAATTTCTACCGCCCTAATAAGTCCATATGCAAGCGCATCGTCGTTATCACAAATAGTAACTTCACTTGCGTATTTATCGAAGTTCTCAATAGATGCATCTGCTTCTGCATTCAATTTTTCGATTACTCGATTTACATTGATTGCTGTTGGAATTTCTCTTATATGTGTCAAAATGCTTTTGCCATTGACTTGCATATTATCAATGCGTAAGTCGTGCAAAAGTCTCATTACAGATTCCCGAGTAATTAAATCATTCATTTTCTCCACCGCCCTTTATAATCTCGATCGCATCATCTAAATTAACCACAAGCTCTCCGCCCATGCCGTCATTCCCGAACCGTTCGTATGATGCTTTCTCTAACCGCTCCACAACCTTATCTACATCATAAGCTGTTGGCTGATTATCTATCGTTTGATATACCCATAACGGAACAGTTTTAGGAGCATTTTCTCTAATCGCCCACCGAAAAGCATCCGCATCAATCAATCTCATTCTTCATCACCCCAATCCAACCTACAACCGCACTTGCTACAGTAATTTGGCGCATTGTTGTTAGCCATTATTCCTATATCGTGACTAACCTTGATTGTGTTTCCGCATTCACAATGAAATACAGAAAGAGTATCACTAAGGTTATGGTTAAATATCGTTTTCTTTGGTATCTGCTTTTCAAGTGCCTGTATAGCAACATCAACAGCATCGCGCAATACCTTAGAATGTATTTCACCGCCTATTTTTAAATCAAACTGTATTGCTTCTATCGCTTCACTCTCTGTCATATTATCCCTCACTTTCTTCAACACAAAAATTCCAAAACCACCGAAATGCTTTAAGAATTTGCTCTTTAGTCGTTCCATTGTGTGTTGGCATTTCTAAGAACATTTTTAATGCTTCAATTTTTTCATCTTCTGAATATTTTTCAGAATTTATGTTATGAACTATTGCACAAGCAACTCCTATATTCATTTAAATTCCCTCGCTTTCCGGCTTGTCGCACCGCTCAAACTCGATAACCCATACCCACGGATTAGCATCCCAACCGTAGCGGTCGAGGTCAGATTTCTTGATGGTGCTGTTCCACAAATCAGCAAACCCGTCGATTTCGTTATACCCTTCATCAGGGCAAGCATCGCATCCGAAAGGGGCGTTACATTCCTTGCAATTTGATTGGTATACACCCTCTTTAACAGCTTCGTCTTCTGTAATTTCCTGCAACCGCTCCACCCTAACATCTGTAACCTTAAGCCAAATGCGGGCAGCTTCTTTCGGCATGTGGATGGATGGGTGCCACTTCGCATCTCCATATATTTCATCTGTTGCCCGGTACATATAACAGCCACAGCTTTTATTCAGGACACTCTGTTGTGGTTCTCGGTAACAATTTCCATGTTCGTCTCCCTCACAACAACAACATTCAAAATGTTCCCATGTTTCCCGGACATACAGAATATCTCCCGGCTGATATGGTTTTTTATATGACGTCATTATCAGTTCTATATCTGTCATATCACAGTATGGTTTGAACATGAATTTCTTTTCTTTCAGAAATTCTTCTGGTACTCCGTTTTTACATTTATCCGGCAATGATCCTACGAGCTGTTGTGGTTTAACAATTCTTCTTGTACAGCTCTTTCTCCCATCCAGAATCGCCTTTACCATATCTGTATTAAACAATATTGGTTTCATACTCATTCCCCTTTCTCCAACTCCTTATCGTCAAATATATTTCCAATAACTTCAATTTCAAAGCTCTCAAAACTCCACAAATTCCATTTTGCACCGATTGGAAATACACCTGTTTTGGCACAAAAAGAGAACTGATAATAGTTATTCTG